TGGACGAAGCCGCCGACGCCATCCTGTTGCGGCGAAGAAAGCCCATGAGCTTCGATTGTGAATCCGCGGAGGCACCCAATGTCAGCGTGCACTAGCCTCGAATTCTCCAAGCCGCCGGTGCCGCTCTTCGCGCTGACGAAGATCGCTGTCCCAGAAGAGTTTCAGCAATTCTGCTGGCTGAACGACCAGGGCGAAGGCTGCAATTCCTGGCAGTGGCAGGTGATTGAGTACGAGTCGGCGTTGGGGAGGCTGGTGCAGTGTTCGGGATGCGGCCGCTGGTGGTTGAAGCCGTTCTCGCGGACGACGACGGAGCTTTCGATGTGAATTGTAAAAGGCCGCGTCTCTTTATCCGAGGACGACGCGGCCTATCCTGGCGTTCAGGAGTTACCTATGCACGAAGTTATCACAACTTGGAAGCTGGTGTTGGAGTTGATCGCGGTGACGGGTTGGAGGATTGGATTCTGGCCGTTTGTGGTGTTCGTGGTGGCGGCGGAGTGGTGGATAAGACATCGGCCCTTGGCGATTTTCTATGACGCGCGCGAAGTGGCGAGAGCGTTGGGATGGGGCCCTACCCTCAATCCTTCACACGACGTGGTGAGCGCGGTGGAAAGTCAGAAGCCTGCGCGGGAAAGGGTGGCGGCGTAATGGCAAAATCTCAAAAGAAACGCATCGCCAAAAAGGGCGACAAAAACTGGGCGTCGATCACGATGCAAATCGACGATCAGCGCTTTCACGAGGAAGGCGATCAAGTCGAAGTACAGGCAAAATTTTGCGCGTGGCTCGATAAGCAATTCGGGACAGTTTTTGAGTTGGGAGCGGAGGACGCGCCAGAACGAGGCAAGTGAACAGGCTGGTAACTACGGCTGGCGAGGGGCCGCTCCCATGAATTTCAGATTGGAGGTAAGTAAGTGATCGCCTCGGAACTCGCTCACGAACTCTACTCTCGCGGCTACGAAGACTGGAAGCAAGACTTCCCTTCCCAGATGCTGCTCGAATCAATCGCCAACGTCTTCGTCGAATGTCTCCCGGACTGCCGCTTAGAGAACGGCGCCCGGTTGAACGACTGTTGTGACGTCGTGACGTTCTTTGAAGAGTTGGCTCGGGCGATGGGGAAAAGGAAAAGGGCCGCATGAAAACCGCGCTGATCGTTCTCGGCTTTATCACCATGTTCGCCTTGTCGCTGGCGACCGTCGTCATTCTTTTTTGGAGCCGCATCTTCCCGCGCGGAAAGTATGAAAAGTGGCTGGCCGAACAATCCGAGTACGGTTACGGCCCGCCGAAAGGACAGGTGGAGAAGCCAAAGCCATGAGCAGTGACAGTAACTCGAACTTACAAACAACACATCGCCCAACCTATGCCGATGCCTACAAAGACGGTTATGTTGAAGGACGCGACGATGAGCGCAAAGTCATCCAATCCGCCATCGACGCTGCCTGCGCCGAGCGGGACGAGCGGCTACGGCGAGGTGAAAACCAGTTACACAAAGCCAACGACGAAATTAAGCAGTTGCGAAACGACTGCATCGAACTCAACGAGCGGCTGCGGGAGTTGCGGGAGGTGCTGCCACAACTTGCTTATATTACTTTAGGGGATGAATGGCACTGTTGGTGCGGCTTTTGCACTACCCCAACAGGCACTCCGCCATTAAGTGCGAGGCGTTCGTTGATTTGCGCCACAATCGACGCAGTGCTGGCGAAGAAACTGCCATGACCGAACAATTCACTTCGATCCTCTGGCTCGGTTTCGGCATCGCCTCAGCGATCCTCCTGCTGGCCTACGCCTGCGCGAAGCTGGGGAGGAAGTAAGTGCAGCCACTCGCCATTGATCTCTATTGCGGCTTAGGCGGCTGGGCGGAAGGCTTTCTTGCGGAAGGCTACCGGGTCATCGGCTTCGACATCGAGGCTCATGACTACGGAAACGGCGGCTATCCGGGAGAACTGGTGTTGCGCGACGTGCGCTCGATTCACGGCTCCGAATTTCGAGATGCAACCATCATCGTAGCCTCGCCGCCATGCCAAGAGTACAGCTACCGGGCAATGCCGTGGAAGCGGGCCAAGGCGCTGCCACCACCGTCGAATGAACTGTTCGATGCGTGCTTTCGGATTCAGCGCGAAGCGAGCGAAGCAGCGGGGCACTACATTCCGCTGATTGTCGAGAATGTGCGAGGGGCGCAGAGGTGGGTAGGACGGGCACGCTGGCACTTCGGCAGCTACTACTTGTGGGGAGATGTGCCGGCGTTGATGCCGATGACGCTCAAGGTGGCGAAGGTTTCAGGGTATCTCAACATCCGCGACGGCCACTCGCATACGCGGCATCTGACAAATCAGCGCGAGCACGTTACGCACATCAAAAATGGCGGCGATTGGTTTGGAAGCGGCGAAAACTGCTCTCTCATGCGCCGATTCAGCGGGACGAAGCAACCCGGCATCTCAGGCCCACGCAACAACGGCAAGGGCGACAAGTGGTTTCAGTGGTTTCAGGACGGCGCCGCACAGCACGGAAGCAAGTCGAACTCTCGCAAGGCCGCTTCCGCTCTGATTGCCAAGATTCCCTTCCCTCTGGCGCAGCACATCGCACGGGCGTTTAAACCAGCCTAACCCTTCTCCACATTGCACACCCAGCACGCCGCCGAATTCCACTCCTCGCCGTCCCTCGTGATCCGGTCATCCCGCCACGCCGCCCCAATTCCCCTGCGCCGCTGGTGCTCAAAAGTGGCATCTTGAAGCCCCAACCGCCGCCCGCAGAGGTTACAGCGCCAATTCTGCCGCCGCAGTAGGGCCTCTACGCGGCGTTTGTATTCCGCCCAGCCGGCTTTGGAATCCTGGCAAACTTCCCTGCCGTCCGGGTAAAGCCGAACCGCCCCGCCAAGGATAAGCTCATAGCGGAGCGATTCGGGTTTTGGCCGTGGCTGCCAACTGTAGAAAGTGCGGGGGATGGGGCGGCGGCGGATCATGCGGTCTTTGCTCGACTCGTAGGCGGACAGAATTGCAGGTCCTCATCCGATTCGAATTGCCAGGCGAACTCGCCCTGTTCGCGGTAGGCATTACAGTTCCGGCAGACTTGAAGCTTCTTTGCCTCTGCACAGAAAAGCCAATCATGGGCAACGAGCAAAGGGAGGGGCGGCATGGTAAGCCCGTACTTCTTTGCGAAGGCGAGCGCATGTTGATAGCAGGCCGGACGCTGCTGAGCTGACACTCTGCCCTTGGCTCCGGTCACGTAGTTGTATCTTGTCTGGTAAAAAGCAACCTCGCGACACTTGCGGCCGGCAGTGCAGCGGCTCGCTTCGCCATTTATGGAATGGATGCACTCCAGTGCAATGATTGAATGGCCCCAGCTTTGGCTCATCCCACGCTCTCCTGATTTGAATTTTCGAGGGGCAGCCGCCCCCTCGGAATGTGATCGGCTGCCCCTCTGATTTGTGCTCCCCTCGAAGCACAAAGGTTAGTCTCCGGCTACCTCATCCGTGGGGATGTAGTTGAGCACGCCGGTAATCGGCTGGCCTTGCGCGCGTTCGACGGACTTTTTGAGGATACCCGTCAGATCGTTCGAGGCCGACTCCAGCCGTTGAATGACCTCATCGACCTCAGCCAGGAATCGTGCGACTTTGATCTCCATCTCCGCGATCCGTCCCTCGTGACGGTAGAAACGTCTCACGAACAGCCGGAATCGTTCCGGCAAGCGCGGATCGAACGAGACGAAGTCGCACCACTCGCGCCCAGTGCAGCTCATGGCGGCCAGCATCTGCGGCTGGTATTCCGCAGGCACCTCTCCTGCCAGGATGTAGTCGAGGTGGGTCGAAGTGTTGGGGCATTTGATTTCGACCAGGCCGATGTCGCCGACCAGGCCATCCGGGGAGGCGCCGAAGCGTGCAATCTGGGGATGCACCGCGAAGCCGACGCAATCGACCGCCACGTCTTGCACGATTTCGTAGGCGGCGCGGGCGAATTGCTCGTTGTCGATGCCCCACTGCATTTCTTTTGAGACGTAGGATTCGCAGGGAACTCCGGTTAAGGTTTCGGCGATGATCTCGGCCTTGTAGTTGCGGCGCGTAGCCGCTTCCCCTTTCTTGATTTCGGCGAGCACGTCGTTGATGCGCGAGGCGGTGACCTTGCCGGTTCGGAGTGCGCGCCATTCGTCGGAGCGTTGGTCGCAGGAGAATATGAGTGGCGACGTCATTGGATGGCCGCCTTTCTCGCATCCTTCACGGCGATGTAGGTTTTTTGTGCGTTGCGGTCGGCGATCTGCTCGGCTTCCGAGTAGGCGGCGCGGAATACGTTGCGCAGCGTGGCTTCATTGGCGCAGTTATTCATACGCTCGCAGAATTCCTTGACTCTGGCTTCTGGGATGCGCCTTGGCTCTGTGGCATCATTGCCGTCGTTGTCATCTTCCCCAATGGCGACGTTGAAAATGTCTTTCACGAGGTACCGCTTGGCGTAGGAGTCGGCGCTGGCGTCGGCGTGAATCGCGGTCATCACGTCGTTGCCCTTCGGTCCTTGCGTCGAAGGCGTCATGTCTTTCAAGTACTCACGGGTGTATCCGGCGCGGGAGAGGCGTCCGACAAAGCGCGTCTTTCCCGGCGTCGGGCAATCGCGTTCGGTAAAGGAAAGCGAAAAGCCTTCGGCGGTGTAGATGGGCCGCACGATGGAGTCGATCTTCGCGTAACTCGCATAGCGCGACCGGGTTTGCGGGTTATTGGAGTCGGCGGCGATGCGCGAGAGCTTCGCCTGACAGCGCGACAGCGCCTCGTCGAATTCCCGCTCCGCCTGCATGAGCGTCATCTTCTGCTGTAAATCGAACAGCCGCTCGATGACCTCAATGCTCGCGCCATTGATGACGGCATGCTGGATCAGGTCTAAGCCGGTCGGCTGCTCGGGCAGTGGCTTCTTCCCTAAGTGGTGCGCATGGTTGGGCGTGGTGATGATCTGTTGGGTTGACATGGCGTTAGTTGACCTCCGGCGAAAAGATGTCGCGCAGAAGATCGTCGGCTTGTTTGCAGACGTAATCGCGGGCGTGCATGACGTAGGCGAAGGGCAGTAATGAGGGTTGGCCGGCCAGCTTCGACATCGAGGCTTCGAAGATGTGTTGCGCGACGGAGAAAGCCGCGAGACAGGCTTCGCGGTCCATTTCTTCGACGGGCGCGGATTGTGCGAAGGCGTGCTCGACCCTGCCAGTCAGTTCGGCAATCTGCGAATCGACACGGTTGCGGAGTTGGGTCTCTGGTTGTGGAAAAGTGTGAGCGGGGAAATCGGGTAAACTTCGGTCAGCCACGGTGAAACCTCCTCTTCAGGTTTTGCTTGGGTTAGAACAGATCGGGTGTCACTAGCACCCGGTCTGTTCGTTCAACTGGATACATACTAGCAAGTATCGGAAATCGTGTCAAGAAAATAATTGCTTGCAAGTAGATTATTTTTGTGCCATAGTTCCGTCATGGCCGAGATAACCATCCGTGAAATGGCTTCCTTGGGCGGCAAGGCCCGCGCCGCGAAACTCACCAAAGCGGAACGAAAAGCTATTGGAAGGAAGGCCATCGCCGCTCGCTGGGCGAAGCAGAAGAAGGCCGCGAAATGAGCGCCGCAACTGCGCTACCTTGCACTTGTGGCGTCGGAAACCCTGGCAGAGGTCCCCACGCGCCAACTTGTCCGTGTTCCACTGGGGCTATAGCTCAAGGGGAAGGCGTCGCAGTGAAATTTTGGCCCGTATATCTAGCTGTTTCGGTCGTCGTTCCGGTCTTGATCGTGGGTGGATTGGTGGAATCCGAACGCATCAAGGCTCAAGCCTTTCACGAAGGCTACATGCACGGCGTTCATCAAACGATGACTTATATCTGGGTAACTCAGCCGGAAAAGGAGGTGCTCGCGCCCTCCGCGATTTTCAGTGAATGCTCATTGAAGTTTGACAACGAAGACGATTCCTTTATCGCGCCCTGTCTCGCCGAAGCCGAAAAAGCAGAGCAAGAATTTTTGAAACAGCTTCCGCAACGGGGCCCCGAATAGCTCCGCCCGAAGATCCTGCGGCATAGACTCAAAGGTCTCGAAAGTAACTTCCTGATCTCTTCCGCTCTACGCCTTTAGTTACGTTCTAGCACGCCCGTAACTTGCGCTTCTCCCAACTTTCCTGCGACAGTGACGCCCGTCCGACCGCTCCGCACGCGCCAAAGCTGCGCAATCGACCTCAGCGTCTCTAAAGTTACTTGTGTCCGCATACATCCTCGTTCTCGGCGGTTCGAATCCCAATCATATCGAGCGCTGCCGCCGCGCCGCCGCCAAACGGAAAGTCGCTCGCGGCTCTCATCGCTGGGTGGATGAATTTACGATTGAGTTTGTTCGACCGGCCTCTTCCCTCCCCCACACGAGGCCGTTCCGTTTCGGCCCCAGCGCTTCCTTCAACGACTGGCAGCCTCGACCCTCATTAGGTTTCTTGGTGATGCAACTGCGAACCCAGCGGAAAAGTGCGTGACGCCGCGCAAAAGCCAATCGAAATGGAACCTGCGCCTCTACTTCCGCATTCCCCCCGAATGGCGCCGCGAGAACCGCAAACGCCATCCCGAGAAATTAGCTGAGGATCTGGAGCGCGCTTTTGATAGCCTGTGGTTTCACAAGTTGGTCTTATGGGCGCTGATTGCACTGCACGCGATCGAACGCTGGGTTTACCCCTGGCTGGTCTCCGTGCTCTGCCAGCCCGGCGGCGGTCGATGAATCCCTACTCCGAAGAAGCCCGGTATCTGAAGTACATGGCGTACTGCCGCATCCTCGGCACCGAGCCTCTTGATCTTCACTCCTGGCGCCGTGAAGCCGCCAAGATTCCTGAATTGCAATGAGCACCTCTGTTGTCGACAATCCTGTGATCACCTCGACTGACGCGCTGGCCGCGATGTCGATCGCGCGCCTCACGGAAGGCCGGCCCAACTTCGCCCGCCGCAAGTTTCCCGTTCTCGCCCAGCTCTGGATGTGCCTGACGTGTGAGACCGTGCGCATGTGGGCGTGGGGGAAGCCGCCGGCACAAGCTCTTACCGATCCGCTGCTCGGGTGCGAGAAGTGTAAGCAGCCTATGCGCCATGGATTCTACCGGGTGGCGTAGTGGACCCTATGTCCGAAAATACTTTTTTCGGACCTTTTTTGATTCTTGGAAGCCTTATCAAAGCCCGAATTGCTCGCTCTTTTGAAGGCGGCGAAGGAACACTCGACCCGGAACTGGCTGATGATCCTGTTGGCATACAGCCACGGCTTGAGAGCAAGCGAAGTCGTTGCCATCAAACGAGATGACATCAAAGAAGAATTTTTCCATGTCAAGCGAAAGAAGCGCAGTTTAGTGAGTCGCCAGTCTCTTCACCGCGACGCAAATTCACTCCTGGATGAGCACTCCGGCCTGCTTGATTTCATCGCTTCCGTGAGGGGAAATCAAAGGCTGTTCCCGGTCTCCACGCGGCAGTTTCAGCGCATCGTAAAACGTCATGCGGAAGAAGCTGGGCTCGCGCCAAACAAGCGCCATCCGCACATGCTGAAGCACACCATGGGCGCGGAGATTTACGAGAAAACAAAAGACTTACGCCTGGTGCGCATGCGGCTCGGACACAAGCGGGAAGCTTCCTCGCTGATCTATTCTGGACGAGTGGCGGAGCAAGCCGCGAACGCTCAAGTCGAGCTTCTCATAGGGTCTGATTCCGTTTGATTGTTTGATTTAGTACCAGAGCCCATGACCGGCATCGAAGCTTTTTTCGGGATCACTGTGTTGATCGTGTTCGTGTTCGGTCTGTCGCTGCTCGTCGCCGCCTTTCGCAAACCCTATTAAATGCCGGAACCGCAGAAGTCTGCTCGCGGTGGGGCCCGACCCGGAGCTGGACGGAAAAAGACAGAGCGGCCCACGAATAGCGCGGTAGCGACGGCTGTTCTGGCTGAAGTCAAGGTCAAAGAAAAATGGAAGCTCATCATCGCCATAGAGACCGAGAAAGCCGAGACTAAGGGCGTGACCAGCGGCCTGCGCGAAACCTTGAAATACCTGGAGAACCGCTCTCTGGGTAACTGCGTCGACACCGTGAACCACTTGCACGACAAGCCCCTCGAAATGAATGTCCAACTGTCACTCGGCGAAGGCATGCGTATCGCCATGGAGAAAGCAGAACAGCGTGTCCGCGCTCGCCAATAACCTGCCGTCGAGCTACGAGCAGGAACTGCGGGAACGTCTGGCTGAGTTCCGCTGGGACCCGCTCGGCGCGGTCATGTACGGCTTTCCGTGGGGCGAAGGCGAGCTTGCCGCTTTCAATGGCCCGCGCATCTGGCAATGTGAAGAGTTGGACCGATTGGGCGAGCACCTTCGCAACCCCGAGACCCGCTTCACGACCTACCGCCGCGCCATCTCTTCCGGCCACGGCCCCGGCAAGACCACGCTTCTAGCGTTCCTCGCCTGGTGGAACCAATCGACCTTCCTCGATGCCATGGCGCGCATCACCGCAAATACCGACCGGCAGTTAACCACCACGACCTCGCCTGAATTCTCGCGTTGGTTTCGCCTCGCGATTAACGCCCACTGGTTTCAGATCAATACCTCTTCGATCAAAGCGCACGACGACCGTCACGAGCAGACCTGGCGCCTGGATTTCGTGCCCTGGTCGATGGAAAACTCGCAAGCCTTCGCCGGTAAACACAACGCCGGCCGGCGCATGATGTTTCTGTTTGAAGAGGCAAGCCCAATCCCGCAGGAAATTTACCGCGTCGCTTCCGGTGCGTTGACCGACGCTGGCACCGAGAAGATTCACATCGTTATCGGCAACCCCACGCTCAACACCGGCGCCTTTTATGAAGCCTGCTTTGGCTCGCAACGTGATCGCTGGCATCCGCGCATCATCGACTCGCGCGATGTGGAAGGCTGCGACCTGGCTGAGATTGCAGCGTGGCTGAAGGAATGTGGCGGGGATGAAGACGCCGATTACTTCCGGGTGCGAGCGCGCGGACTATTCCCCAAGGGCGGATCGGGGCAGTTCATCGACCTGGACACGATTTCAACCGCCCAGCAGCGCCGCGCGCTCTCGCTTCCCACCGATCCCCTGGTGGTGGGCGTCGACTTTGCCTGGGGCGGCTCTGACGATAACGTGATCCGCTTTCGCAAGGGCGCCGACGCGCGCTCGATTCCCCCCATTCGCGTCAAAGGCGAATTTACCCGCGATCCCGCCGTGATGGTTGGCAAACTGGCCGACGTTCTGGGGCGAACCTACGACGGCGAGAAAGTCGCGATGATGTTCGTCGATGGTTCTGGAGTCGGCGGGAACGCCGGCGCCGTGGTTGCTGGCGTGCGCAATCTCGGCCACCAGAACATTCAGGAAGTGAATTTCGGGCACGACGCGATCGATTCGATTCACTATTGCTATCGCCGCGATGAGATGTGGGGACGCATGAAAGCCTGGCTGCGCGAGTCGGGGGCGATCGATGACGATCCCGGACTGGCCGCGGATCTCGCCAAGCCGATGCTCGTCGGCGACGGCCAGCGCGTCAAACTGGAATCGAAGGATGTGATGAAGAAGCGCCTCTCGAAACTGGGAGCCGATTCTTCCTCGCCCGACGATGCCGACTCGCTGGCCCTGACTTTTACTTTGCCGGTGGGCTATCAGAAACCGATCTCGGTGCAGCCGGCGACGGTGAGCATTTTGGATCGGCAAGGCGATGGGAGCTGGATGGCGTGAGCCGGATCGTCCGCGTCGACAAGCAGGACATCACGCTGCCGCTCGAAGCCTTCTATCGCGCTCTCGATGTCATGATCGATCTCGCGAACGCGCCTTACCCTTACGACATCGATCGCGATCCGCTGCGCTTTGGCGTGGCCCTGCTCCCGTTTCACATCTATCGCCAAATGGAGGAATTGAGTCATGCCAGAAATTCAGGTAGCTGAGAGCCCGACGTCAAAGAAAACGGCGAAGGCGCGCAAAACCGTCGACCACCTCGAAATTCATCCCAAGATGGGCGGCGGCCACATCGTAAAACACGTCTATTCGGGCTACGAGCACGAGCCCAAAGAAGTGCACTTTAACGAAGACGGCAAATCGCAGGGCGGCGAACACATCTTGTCGCACCTCCAGAAGCACGCGGGCCTCCCAGGTCTCGAAAAGTACGACGAGCACGACGAATCAGAAACCGAAGACGAAATCGAAGACT